ATAGGCAATCCACTCTGCTGGAATTCCGCTCCACCACTGATTTGTTCCAACTCCTACATGCATATTTCCTGGACCGCCGCCGTTATACCACCAAGCTTGCAACTGTAATGTTTTATCAGAAGATGTATCAAACCATTGAGTATATGGGCTCCAAGCAGTTCCCTGCTCTTGCCATTGTTCTGTAGCTAAAACTCCATCAACATAAAGTCTAAATCCATCATCAGTAGCTCCAGCAAATTTTACTGCATCTATTTCGGCTGGTACTGTGACAGTTGCTTCAAATATACCAATTATATTTTGAGATAGACCACAAATAGCTCCAGATCCAGCCCATATATCAAATGTAGGAATAGTTCCATGACACATTAATCCAGCTCCTTGAGCTAAATATGCGTAATTACCCATACGAGACAATGGGTATATCCTAAAATAAACACCTGTACTTCCGCCATTTCCATATGTTGCTATATGTGCATTAAGTGCTATTTGTGCAGAATTATAAGTATTATATTTGTTATTTTTATCAGTTAATTTTGTAGACACTATAGCAGTCTGGGTATCAACTGAGGTTTGAGCTATTTGTTTTTCAGATAAAGCTGTTGCTTCTGCTGCTACCGCCGCATCATAAGAATCTGAAGCATCGTCTTTTGCTTCTTTTGCAGTTACTGCAGCATCATACTTATCTTCTGCTTCAGAAATTAAAGATTGAAATTCTTCTTTATAATTTAAATCAGCGACACTTGCGTTTAATTGTTGTATTTCTTGAGCGGCTAAACCTAATGGATCATCACTATATGCAGGCGTTAAAAATAGCCAACCAAAGCCTAGAATGGCGGCTAAAGATAATCTCCATAATTTAGTCCTAGTCAACTATAACTCCTTGTTACAACTTTTGCAACAAGTTAATTATAACATTGAACTATTTAGCGTTATCTGTTTTGTAAAAGCCCGTACCTTTAAACTGAATACCAAATGTGTTAAATTGTTTAACCATTGCCGCACCGCATTTTTCACAAAGCTCCACTGTGTTAGCTTGCGTTATTGGCTTAGGTATTTCTTTTGTGTATGAACAAATCACACACTTGTAATCATAAGCTGGCACTTTATCTCCTAAATTTTAATGAGCAGTTTATGAAGGACGTGCTCAGGTCCTATCCCAAGGCGTAACTATTAGCCCGTGTCCATCTTCATGGACAGAACTATTATACCTTATTTGACCTTGATTGTCTTTGGTTTTTTGTCTTCTGGAATTACACGGTCTACATCAATATGTAGCATTCCGTTTTTGAATTCCGCTCCAACTACCTCCATATATTCACCAAGCGCAAATGTGCGTGTGAATTTACGGGCAGCAATACCTTTGTGAAGGACTTCTCCAGTTTCCTCTGTAGTTACCTCACCCTTAACAATAAGGGTTTGATTGTCTACTGAAACCTCAATATCCTTTTTATCAAATCCAGCCACTGCCAAAGATACACGATATGAATCTTCGTCTACCTTAACAATATTATATGGCGGGAAAGACTGGGCCGTAGCCTCACGATGGATATTATTTAGTCTTTCTACTTCACGATTGAAGCCAATAAAAAATGGATCTCTAAAAAGATCCATAGCAAATGTTGTTACCATTTTATTCCTCCTTTAAGCGAATAAATTAATATGTGGGCCCCTTACGGCGACCCACATATATTATAGCAAAACGTTTTTCAGACTACAAGATTCGTTTCTTTTTTTCCTTCATTTTCTCTTCATTAGCTGTTGCTGCATAAAGAGCTCTCTGGTGAGCCAATGCTCTACCTCTGCTTGGATGACAGCCTTTAAGTTCGCCTTTATCATTAACTACTGCAAACCCTCTGCATCCAGCTACATTTTGTTTAATATTGTATGGCATAATACCTCCTAATCATTTGGGGGCTCTGGCATATCCATTTGGATTAGCCCCATTTCTTTTGCAATCTTTTGTCCCTCTGGACTTAAATGCAGTGTTGCTTCAAGATTTTCATCATATTCAACTTGCATTAAACCTTTTTCATATAATTTTAATAGGGTCTCATCTACATAATTAGTGTGAGCTTCCCATAGTTCAGGAGCAATCTCTTTTGCCTTTTCTTGAATAGCAAATATCAATTCGCCATTTTCATCTATGCCCTCAAGCGTTACAGCACCTATTTCTAAATAGTGCTCCAATTCCATGCCGTACTCCTCTTCATCCATAGTATTATTATACTCTCTTTTGTGTGGCGTGTAGGGCTCGAACCTACGACGGCCAAATTATGAGTTTGGGGCTCTAACCAACTGAGCTAACGCCACGTAGCCCTATTGTATTGTCCCATCCTCATTTTTGTCAATGGTTGTTTCTACCAACTGCTGGACATAATCAGAAAAGTGTTTTCTTATATTTCCTGGTGGCCTTGATCCAAGAGACTTCCAAAGCCTCTTATACTCAATTACATTAGCGAATGTTGTTGGGCATAATACGTATCCAGCATACTCTTTTAAGGTAGTAGGCAGGGGCACATGCTTTCCACAGCATTTACATTCTTTAGCTTTATCTTGATATATACTCATAGTATTTCCATTCCATCTAGTACGTCCGCCAAATCTTTTGGTATTTTAGGTGGTCTAATTACATTTAATCTAATTTCTTCGTCGTCTTTATTTGGTTTACGCATTAAAGAATCATATGTATGAACGTCTATTTCTTCACTATTATCAAATTTAGTTTTACTAATAGCGTTATAAATTGATCCGCATACTGCATCCGCCAAATCTTTAGAACCTTTTCTTGGATGGTCTACCCTATCACGCATAATTTTCAACTGCAATAATTCGTCTATAAGCAGCTTAATATGTGGCCCAGTCAGCCTATCTTCTGCCACAACCATAGCCATATCATCATAGTGCTTCTTAGCTACAGATAGCGTCTCTGTATTTATGCCATATGCTTTTAACTGTTGCATCATGTCATGTGAATTCCATCTATCAAATGTACACACTTTTATTTTAAATCCACGAGTTCTAAGAGATAAGATATAATCTTTTACCTCAGTAAAATCAACAGACTTGTCAGATGTTGGAGTCCAATATCTAACTGCATCTACTTCTACAATTGGCGCAGGCTGGGAGTATGTGTCGGTTACTTTTACATTTACCCACTTCTGAACGTGAGCCATGGACACGGCACAATGGTCATGCTTTTGCGCTAAGTCTACATGTATAAAGTATTCCTTATCAGGGTCTGGTGCGAACCAATTTTCAAATCTACCAAAGTTATCTACAGCTAAAGCCATATTGTTAAATGCTTTTTCTATTTTTTCACGAGACTTAAAGAATGCATCTACAGCTTCTGGTGGCATGCAGGCAAAACGACCTAAAGCATCTGGCATGTTTTTATAAAACTCTACTTTAAAATTCTCAATTGTTTTAGTTGGATTTATTTCCCAGGTTGGCCTCTTTAAAGCAAATACTCTTGGGATGTTGTATGAAATGATATGATCTTCTTCCCACTCTACAGTAACTTCATTTCCTTCTGTTCCGTCTGGCAGGCTATCATCCATCTTCATTGTTTTAGTTCTAATAATGGTTTCTTTTTCTGCAATTACAGAATCGTAAAACTTTTGAATAGGGTCATTTTTAAAACGTGGAAATGAAAGTAAAATAACTTTTCCATAGTCTGGAAAACGAGAAACAACAGATCCACGATACATATCGTATATTGCGTCTGCGGTCTTTGCCTGATCGTGTCCAGTTGTATTCTCAGTGGCAAAGCCTGAAATTTCATCTAGAATAACTGCAATTACGTTGTAACCCTCAAATGCTTCTCTTTCTGAGTGTCCAGAGTAAACGTTGACATTCTTGTTAAACCTGATTTCTGAAGCCTTTGGGTCGTACTTTCCAATAAACCATGGCGATCTATCTATGCGTGTTTTAAGACCTTTAAAGAATACATTATTTGCCTGTTGTGCGTTGACAGCGATGTTAAGAATATCTATGGTATCTCCTGGAGGCTTACCATAATATGTTGCAGGATCTTTAAGGCACAATAGCAAATAAACTATATATGATACTGAAATTGTAGAGCAGTAATCTTTGCCGCTACCTTTTCCAAGTTGTGCGATTACTTCATTACAGGTTTGCTTGTAGCGACGTCTGCCCTCTTCTTCTCCAAACAGTTTAACTAGGGTAGACTCTTTGTAAATTTGTGAGCTTTTTTCAATAAGAGTATATTGATATTCTGAAAGTGGTGGAAGCCCAAGATACTCTGGGCTAGTTACAAATGTCTTGAGATCGACTGGTCTTTCATCAAATTCCTCACCATCTAGGATATCGATGAGATCATTAAAATTAAGATCCACTAGCTTCCTCTGAATCAATGATAACTGGCTCTACTATTCCAGTTATTTGAGACAAGCGCTTAGCAACTTCCATTTTACATTTAGGGCAAGTTGCAGTTACTTCTTTTAATATCTTTACAAGGATATCTTGCTTTCTTTCTGTTTCCGCCATTTGTGTAGCCAACTCAGCATTATCAAGTAGGCCCACCTCTTGGAGCATTCCTATTCTTTTACCCTCTATGTCTGCGATTAACTTTAATGCCGTGGCTTTTACATTTAATTGCCCCGCTTGATCTGCATCTTCTACAGTCTTCCAGGCTTCTTTTATGAGCATAGCGTAGTGCTGGTCTGCTCCAGATATGGCTTCCTTTGCCCTATCACGAGCCCCAGAATCGCTTCTAACGACCTGTTTCCATTCTTCTATATACTCTAACACTTCCGCCCTCTTAAAACCTGTTGTGGCGGCAATCTGGGAAGGGTTACTACCCTTCAGTAGTTCTGAGACTACCTTATTCATGCGATCAAAATGATCAGCTAATTCAATGTCCATATATAGATATTATACCATCTTAGTTGACTAAAATAAAGTCCTATTTAATAAATTCTCTATAGTCTATATTTTCTGAATTTCTTTTTTGCCTATTACATTTTCTGCACATTATTTGTAAATTTTCAATTTCATGTCCGCCACCCAATGAATAAGGCAAAATATGATCTACTTCCCAGTTTGTCAAAGGACCCCAACATTTTACACATAAATTTGCAGATGTTTGTAAGACATTTTCAAGACCAAATTTATATGCATTTGATCTTCTTTTTGCCTCACTTCTTCTAAGGTTGTGACATTCTTTACATAAATAAGCAGAGTGACCTCTATCATTATGAAATTGAGATCGTGGTAGGATTAATTTGCATCCCTCACAATACTTTTGTTTATCCGTATTAACAT